AACTCTCTAATTGGCTCTCTCGCATCGCTTGCGACTTAGTCGAGCAGAATATGGTTGACAAGTCTCTGACGCTCGCAGCGAAGGTTTTGAGCGATCTAGCGGCCCGTGGTCCGGTCAACAGTCGAGATGCCCTTCGGTTGTGTCGATCATTGACGGCGGGCGACCTCGAAGCGGCGGCGGTCAAACTCGGTTTTCGCGTCGAGTTTGTGACTACAGGCAAGCGAAAAAAGAAGGTTTTCGTACGCGTCAGCGGGGGGCAAAAATGAGCATGGCAATTCATTCTGTCACAAAAAGGGTGCGCAGCTTAAAACTAATACAAGCAAGCCTAGTATCAGCGGAAGTATTACCGAAACCCATATTGTCCCATTCTGTCCCATTCTGTCCCGGACAATATGGACAGCTTCAAAGCGTGGTTAAGAGTGGTTTTTCTGCCCTTAGCTATATAAAATAGTAGTAGTATTAGTATTTTATGGTAGTTCTTATAGTGTTCTTTCCTTTCTGTCCTTCTGTCCGGGGGTTTCCTATAGGGTGGTAGTAGTACCCCTCTCTAGGGGGTAGGCTCTCTAGGGTGTTTGGTATAGGGGGGTCTATATAGGGACACGAGGACAGTTTGGACAGAATGAAACACGCTCGAAATAAAATATACAATCCAATTGACCGACAGACAAAAGAATATAAAATTGCATCGGGTTTGTAAGTTTATATTTTAGTAAAGGGTTGATCGATGAAGAAGCGAACAATGTTCATGCCTACCACTCAGCCGGAAAACTTTGTGGATGAGTTCCAAAAGGCAGCGAAGGTTTTGGGCGTAGGGTTCTCGCAATGGGTTGGAGATGCTTGTGTTGAGTTTCTTGCCAAGCAGACTGGCGAAAGCGTCGAGGATGTTCGAGCGAGGCTTGGGGATCGTATTGCAAGAGGAAGACCAGCAACGAAGGACGCGAAATAATGACAATCAGCCTAACGGACATGGCAAGAGAGATCGAGCATCTGCAATCGTTGCTCGCAGAGCAAACGAGCGAAATCAAGTCGCTGCAATCGCAACTGGCGAAGACGGCGAAAGATCGAACGCGGTTTAGGGATCGAAGCGAAGAGTTGAGAGCGGAACTGGCGAAATACGTCAGGGCCAACAATCCAGTTTTACGAGGCAAGAAGAAATGAGCGAAGCGAAATTTAAGGTCGGTGATCGGGTGCGGGTTAGGAAGCCGAAAGATCCTGAAAGTGGCTGGATTAGTCCAGAGATGGACATCTATGACGGTGGAGTTTACGAAATCCAGAGAAAGGGGGGCAGTGCCGTTAGGTTTAAGAATCACCTTGAATGGGCATTCCTTCACAAATGGCTTGAGCCTCCCCCAACCGTCAACGAATGCTTGACAGTTGACAACGTCAACCACCCTGCCCATTACAACCAAGGCGGCATCGAGTGCATTGACGCGATCAAGGCAGCAACAGGTAGCGGATTCGTCAAGTATTGCACGGGTAATGTAATCAAATACCTCTGGCGATACGACAACAAAGGCGGCGCCGAAGACCTCAAAAAAGCGGCGTGGTATTTAGATCGAGCGATTAAAGAGATGGAGGTGAGCGGTGAGTAATGGATCTCAAAGCTTTCCTGGCATCCCAAAAGGCTGGGAGTTTGTAGGTTTAATGGAGCCGAATCCAGGCGACTGGTTTTTATGCCTTCACACTCGCAAGCCTCGCCAGTGGCGTTATGCCGAACGCGGAACAATACTTTTCGCAATTATCCGTAAGGTCGAACCTGTGAAGCGATACCGACCGTTCTCCAGTCAAATGGAAGCGAAGCCGATGATTATGGCAAAGGTAATGCGGAAAGACATCGTGGATGTTGCTGAGAACAATCGATTTGAGGTATCAGGACTGCGAAACGACGGAGCTATTATCGGGTATGTATTTTACAAGTATCGAGATGCGTTCGATGCTTTTGTGAAAATGGACGGAACGCCCTTTGGCATGGAGGTGACCAGTGAGTAAAAACATAGTTCTAGGCATTGACCCAGGGCCAAAGGAGCATGCGTTTGTGTGGTGGGATGCGGATGAGCAGCGGGTTCTGGAACTCGGCACGTTTCCAAGTTTTATGCAGTTCTCAAAGGCCGTAAAACTGGACATGGTTTGCAAAGTCAAGACCGTTGCGTGCGAGTGGATCGAGTCGTACGGCATGGCGGTCGGACAGGAGGTGTTTCGCACGGTTGCCGGTATCGGTTGGCTAGCGGGAACCATTGGCACCGAAGTGCGGCTAGTGCCCCGCAAGGCGGTCAAAATGCACTTGTGTCAGTCGATGCGTGCAAAAGACGCGAACATCCGCCAAGCGTTGATTGACAGGTTCGGCGTGGTCGGCACAAAGAAGGCACCAGGGCCATTGTTTGGAGTTTCGTCTCACTACTGGGCGGCGTTGGCTGTTGCGGTTTACGCGGCGGAGACTCCAGTGAAAGACGGGGAGTTTTGGATTGAGGATCTGCGGAAGAGAAGCATTATCTAGCCAAAGTTTGCAAACCTCCTGGCAGTTGCTACAATGCAAGGAACCAAGGGAGGGTTGTAACATGCAAGACTTGCTAAAGTCGAAAAGGTTTTGGGCGGCTGCTGCGGTGGTTGCCGTTGTCGTCTTAAAGGACAAGGTTCCTTTGAGCGAAGAGCAGATTCAACAGCTTGTGCTAGCTGTTGGGGCGTGGATCGTGGGCGATTCGATCCGGCCACTGCCAAAGCCTGATGAGGTGGCAAAGTGAGTCTCTTCAAGCGATGCGAAACAGCATGGCGTCCCGATGACGCGATCCGAATCTACAATGAGACTGGCGGCGACCGTCAAGCGTTTCGCAGGGCCTACCGTCAACACGCCAAGACTGTCTACGGACTCGATCCGGTGACGGTTATCATGCTAGTCCAGATGGCAATCCGTCTGTACTTCTGGGCGAAGGAAAACGGCTTTCTATCCGCGATCCCGCAAGCCCAATACTCACACGCTCCATCAGCGGCTCAATTGTACGCAGAGGCAGAGATTGAAGCGGAAAGCAGCGACGATGAGTAAGCCGGAACCTAGTTGGCTACCTTGGATCATCGCGGCTGGTGCAATCTACTTTGCGTTCCAGCGACCTACTAACGTTGATCCAAAGCCCGCCGATATCAAGGGCGTTGTAGCATCGACGCTTCCCAATATCCGAGCGGCATACCGAGCGGCGTTTCTTGAAGCGGCAACGAAGATCGAAAATCGCGAGATTGTGAACCAAGAACAGTGGACGCAATTCATTGCGGCGAATGCGGGAGCGAAGCAACGCGAAGCACTTGACCGCGTTTACAACGCAATCGACGAGCTGAAGCTACCCGCTAGCTTTGAGGGCAAAGAGTTAGAGATTGCGAAGTTGAATCGAGACATAGCGGGGGCGTGGTGATGCATTACGGATGCTGCAATGTGTGCAACTTGATACTCGATGCCTTTGCGGCATTGCTGTTTATCGGCTGGTTTGCGTTGATCTACCTTATGTTTTGGTTGCTGACATCAATGCTGATTGGTTTTGCTTACGACTGCATGATTAGGCGAGCCATGCGACGACTTCGGAAAGATGAGGCTAGCGAATGAGCGAATTTTGCACCGGCTACGATCCAACGATTGAGCGACGCGACGAACTGCAAAATACGGCAACTCCGGTCGGCTTTACAGTGCGAGACTACGAAGCACCTGAGGAGATGGATTTTCGCAAGTACGTTAGGCACGACAAGCAAGGCAACATGGGATCGTGCGGCGGCTTTGGGAACACAAACGGCGGCGAATGCCTTTGGGGACTAGCTCACGGCGGATGGAGCGATGCAAGGCAGTTTTCAGCGTTGTTTTCGTACTTGGAGGCACAGCGGCTAGATGGATTACTTGGACGCGATGCGGGATCGACCATCAGTAGCGGATTGAAGATCAGTAAGGAACTCGGCTATCTTCTCGAATCAGAGTTACCCTATCAAACTCCATACCCAAACAATGCACGCACGCTAATCACAAACGACATGCGAAGCAAAGCGGGAGAGATGAAGATTCGCTCCCATGCTTGGATTGAGAATTACAACAGCATGAAGAATTACATGGCATCGCAGGCGGGAGTCTGTTTTGCCGGGACGCCGTGGAACGATTCGTTTTACGGTCGAAATGGGGTTGTTGAGTCAGTGAGTTTTACGCGGTTCGACGGAGGCCATGCGTACCTGTTCGCGGGCTACAGCAAACGCAAAGATAGCAAGGGCCGTAATTACATCTGGCGGCTCAACAGCCATAACGATTCCTGGACTGAGATTGCCCCTTCGGTAATCGATGCACTTTGCAGGCATCAATACACGTCAATCGTCGGCATTAGTGACTTGAGCCTACCGGGGCCGCGTAGCATAGCGTGGCTACAGTCGAGGCCATTAGGATGAGCAAGCAAGGAGGTTTGATTATGGTGCTTTTGTTTTTTGCGTTGTTGTTTTGGGCGCAGACTCCACCCACGAGCGATCCTACTCAATGCGACATTGCCCCTACTTCGAGTGAGTTGATAAGCGAACTTGAGCAAGCCGCGAAGACGCTGATTGAGCCTAATGCCGCAATCGATCCCTCCCCAAGCCCAAGCGACAAGCCGAAAGCGATCAAGCGTGAAATTGTCATCTTTTCAGCGGACTGGTGCGAGCCTTGCCAACGGTGGAAGCGATGCGAGCAAAGCAAGTTTGACGATGCTGGTTATACTTTCGCTTATGGCGATCCGACCGACGTTAAGCGGGTGCCTCACTTTATCGTTACGGATGGTGATAAGACGGTAGAGATTAGCGGCTACATGACCTTAGAACGACTTGCAGCGGAGTTGGCGAAATGACTCAGGAATCATTAATCTACGTCATCGGATCTGGCATCGTCGGCGTGCAATCTACAGCGATAGCCGTCCTGTTTCGATTCTTTGTCGATGAGAAGAAAACAACGCGGGCAGACCTTCAAGAATGCCGAAGCGACCGTGAAAGGCTTTGGGCAAAGATTGAAACGCTGCAAACGGAAATCGGCAAACTTTTGAGGGGTGCATAACATGCAAATCGGCGAATTGATCGAGAAGGAAGTGGACGAATGGCAAACCAAAACCATCGATGAGGTATGGGCAGAGTTAAATGATCTTGTCTGGCAATACCTTGACAACGACAACTACACATGGGGCGGCGTGGCGGACGTGCTAGGCAATAGCGGCACCGAAGCACTTCGGTCGGCACTCGAAAACAACGGCTCAAAGTGGGCGGTTTATGCTCTTGGTGGTCAGCCTGGATTGCAATTGACGCGACCTGAAATTCAGGAAGCGTTATACCTGTTTGAAGCGGCTGGTTTGGTGCCTAATTCGTCGAAACTGGCAAAGCATGTTAAGCGGGTTGTGAGCCTACTTGAGTTGCATAAACTCAGCCCCTCGAAAGACCTCGTTGCGACCGTCTTGAGCGGTATGCAACTCGGAGCGATCAAGCGTGAGAAAAAGGTAATTGCGTCAAGCCGATACAATGCCTACTGTGCGGCTATGGAAGCCTGGGACGGGAATCCTGATACGGAGCCAACTCTGTGACAATTGCTTTGCAAGGAAACGGATCGGCGTTATCGGATTCGATTAGTATTCCAAGCCATGCAGCGGGGGATTTGATCGTTATTCACTCGATGAACCACGCCTCGGCCACTTTGCCAACGAAGCCAAGCGGCTGGGTTACTTCATACTCGGCGAGTATTGCAGGCGGTTCGGTGTTGGTTGCTTACAAACACGCTCAAAGCAATGCAGAGACTTCGGGCACTTGGACGAACGCGGATCACCTATTTGCTACCGTGTGGCGTGGCGGTACGAATACGATAGTTGTGCCTGAGTTTATCTCGACACAAACGGGAACAAGCGTGACGATTGCCTACCCTGCGCAGACGACTGGAACCGTAAAAACCGATGCGGCGAATATGGCGTTGTTGGCGTACGTCTTAAACTCGAACACGTCAAATACTCTACTCGCTCCAGGTGCTACGACTGACTTGCAGTCGGCAACGAATTCGTCGACATGGCAAGCAAAGCAATACTATCAACTCAACCGTACGGCGACTTGGGCAAGTACCAACGTGACGCAAACAACTTCTGCGTTTTATCGTTCGCTGATGATGACTTTAATTGAGTCGGACATTTACGGCATAAGCAGCGGTTCGGTGAGACAAGTAAACATTAGAGGGGGAGCGGATCAGTGAAAATCAAGCGAGGTACTGCAAGCAAACGTAGGCTGATTTTTATTGCTGACTCATCAAGCACGACTGGAGCTGGGCTAGCAAACCTCGTCTTCAATTCAGCGGGACTTGTCGCTTACTACTACGCATCCGACTTGGCGAACGATGTTCAGATCACCTTAGTGACAGCTACGCTCGGCACGTATACCAGCGGCGGATTTGTGGCAGTCGACAATACCAATATGCCAGGATGGTATGAAGTTGGAATACCGGATGCGGTGCTAGATGGAGGAGTTGAGGCGGTAATACAGTTTCGCGGTGCTTCTAACATGGTGCCAGTAAACATCTATATCGAGTTGGATTCGGTCGATTACCAAGACGCAACGGCATTCGGTTTATCGCGTCTTGACCAAACGATATCAAGCCGAATGGCAACATATACACAACCAACTGGATTCCTGACTACTACTTTCCCATTAACGGTTGCAAGCCCGACCAATATCACCTCGGCAAGTGGCGTAACGCTAGCGGCGGTGACGCATACTGGAGCGACGATACCGAACGTAACAAGCGTTGATACGGTCGATGAACTTGGGCCAGACGCACTCAACGCAAACTCATTGCAAGATGACATTGCGTCGGCAGTGTGGAGTAGTCTCACAACGGCAACTTGGCCTAACAACTCATTCGGCGAACGGGTGCTAGTTGGTGACACGACGATCAGAGCGGTTAAGGTGGTTGGAGCCGGTCACGTTGCAGCGGATATACACGAGTTTCAGCCTGGCGTCATAACTGAGGCGGACTTTGCAACGGGTGCATTGTCTGCGAGAGTGCTAGCAGCGGATGCGGCAACGGAGATTGCAACGGCGGTAGGTACGTTGCAGGTGCTTGTAAGGCTGGATAGCATGATCGAGAGCGATGGAGCGGGGCAATTCAGGTTTGACACGGTTGCTCTTTCGATGGCACCGGCTGGCGGTGGTGGCGGTGGATCAACTACCGTCAATGTCTATCCTGTTTCGGCGTCAACTCCAGAGCGGGTAGCAGGTACAACGCTTACCTTCTATCGCGACGAGTCCAGAGCGGTCAGTGTGGTTACTGACTTTACGCTGACTTCGTTGACGCTTCGATTTGTTGTTGAGGACAATGACGGCAATGACGTGCTAGTCATCGAGAACGGATCGATCACCAAGAGTAGTCAGACATTCACGGTTAGCATTACAACAGCGGTTACAGCGAACCTCGGCAATTACCGCTGGAGCATGAGGGACATTACGAGCGGTAACAGCGTCATCGCCTTCGGAGTACTCACCGTGCAGGAGGCAGCGTCGAAGGATGCCTAGACTATGTCGATGCGGTAAGATTGTAGACGACCGTTGCGAGTGCTTTAGTGGAGCGTCAAAGCAGCTTTCGCGCTCCACAACGGCGGAAGGGCATGGAAGCGATCACCGCAGAGCAAGCGAAAGGTATAGGGCAGAGCATCCATTGTGTGAGCGATGCGTACAGTTGCACGGCGTGCAGCATGCCAAGCCTAGCAAGGACATGCATCACATCATAGCCATTCGCAAGGATGCAACGCAAAGGATGCAGTGGGGCAATTGGCTAGCGGTTTGCGGTGAACATCACGAAGAGCTAGAGGGTAATGAGCTAGAGGGCATGGCATGCAAGCGATGGAGCGAGGCGAACTACGGAGCGGCAATGGATGGAGATAAGGCATGAGCAAGATTGTTAATTGCAAGACATGCTCGATTGGCTTTGAGAGGCTATCTGGAAACCACAAGTTTTGCGATGAGTGTTCGCCGTCAAAGATCAAGGAAAAAAAGCAAAGGCTTTGCATTGACTGCGGCGGAAATATGCCAAGAAAACAAGGGCCTGCAAAGCGATGCGATGATTGCGAAAAAGCAGAGTTAAGGTATCGACGTATTGCTGGATTGACTGGCGAAAGTTCATCAAAAGTAAGCAAGATATTTAACAAACGGTGCGTGATTTGCAATTCGGCATTTGTTCGAAAGGCGTCTGAGAAAAGGGTTTTTCCTGTATGTTCGCAGGGTTGCTTGAAGGTGATGCAATCACAGGCTAGAGCGGACAATGACAGGTGGATACAGTATCCTTTTTACTTCAAGTTGTCAGAGCCTGCCTTGCTTTTTAGGAGATCGATGGGCGGAAGGCGAAAGCCTTTCGATACCGCAACCTGTGCTTTTTGCGGGTCGGTTAAAGTGCTAGGCGATGCTCAGTCGAGAAGCCGCAGAAAGGGACAGGAGTTAATGTTCTGCGACCTTGAATGTGCATGTAATTGGAAGAGCGTTTATTACGCGACCGATGATTACGAACACAATAAAAAGAGGCGAGATAGGAAAGCAGTGAGGCTGGCGAGAGAGCGTGAGGAGATGCTTGCGAGAGTCAAGGTTAGACGCGACATGCTCAAAAAGCAAAAAGAGGAAACGAAAAGGCGTAATGAGGAAAAACGAAAAGCAGATTGGCAAAGCGGAATGGTCACCTGCTTGCGATGCGGGAAACAAAAGTGGTTTGAAAAGCACGCTAAGAAAAAGTTGTTTTGTTCACATAGGTGTGCGGCAAAGCATCAAAGATCAAACCGAGAGCATTTGCTGAGATCGCGTTCTGTCGGAGAAAGGATCGGGCTTGCTGAGTTAGCTAAGAAAAGCAAATGGCGTTGTGTCAAATGCAATGTCAAGTGCGTTAAGCCAGAGGGCTACAACCTGGACAACGAAGCAACCATTGACCATATCATTCCGCTGTCGAAGAATGGACTACACGCATGGTCAAACGTCCAATTGCTTTGCAGGCGATGCAATACAGCAAAGGGTGATAGCATTCAACCAGGGATGCAACTGATGCTGCCTCTGTATGGGGATAACTGATATGG